ATGGCCTTTTTTTGTCGCGCGAACTTTCTTTTAAAAGAAAGTTCGCGCGACAAAAAAAGGCCATCGGGTTTCCCCGCTGGCCAGCGCTTAACTTATAAGTTAATTTATGTCAGCATTAAATCCAGTTCCTTTGCCAATGTCTTTAAATGGGGGTTTACCTTAGCCATTTTATTAAACAGGTCCTGCGATGTAACTTTTTGAATCGTAATTTTTTTATTCTCATACTCCACCAGAACCATATCATCCACTTTAAATCCGTATAAACCAAGTTGCAAACCTGAAACTTTTATTCCTGGTACATATCCTTTTCCCTGGGGAACGTTGCTCACCTTTAAAACTTTTTGCATATCTTTGCTTTCTCTTAAAAAAATTAGTGAAAATTAATTTACCTGCAGAGTTCGCGCTCTGCAGGTTTTTTTTGTTTAGTTAGCTTCGATGATTTCTTTCTCCAGTTCCTGAACTTTGATATCAATCTTTTCAGAAATGAAAGTAATAAAATCACGAATTACAGGAACAACTGAAATTTTCAAAACTTCATCTTCCCTATATCCGTTAATCTTTCCCGACATAACGATAGTAACTTGGTCGGTCACAAAATCATTATTCAGTTCGTTATCGCTGATTGATTTGTCAACCTGTGCAAGTTTATCCTTAGTACGTAAAAATTTATCCCTGTGGTTAAGTTTTTCCTGCAGGAGATTAAACTTTTTGATTTGGTTCTCGATATTGCTTTGAAGCAATACCATTGCATCAACATTTTTTGTTTCTTTTTTGGTTTCCTCAACCGTTTTTTCATCTTTTTTCATTCTCTTAAAAATTTAAATTAGTAATTATTAATTAATTGTGTAATAAAAGTACAAATTTTTATTGAATTGACAAAGTTTAAAACGATTATTTTCAATTATTTACCTTTTTTTATCAATTTTATAATACTGATTTATAATACTATACAAAATAAAATGAAATTTATTTTCAGTCTAAATAAAAATATACTAAAAACAGTATCAATAGAGTATAAAAAGCCATTTGCGCATAAAATAAACGGCTCAAACAATCATTTTATTCATCACTGTATTAATAAAATACTAATAATCAATCAACAAACCCTATAAAAAAAAATTATTTGAAAACCCAAACTCTAAACTAACCGCCCCGCTCTCCTCCTTTGAGGCGGTCGTGTGGGTGACGTAAAGCGGATATATGAGCGAAAATCCCACCAATAGAGAGTTTCGTGTGCGAAGCTCTCTATTTTCTAACCAATAAATATAACCTTGTGTTTGCAGAATAAAAACACAAGGTTATATACCTATTAGTGCATTAGGGATAGAAGCGGCATCGTTACATAGAAGGATAAAAAGCAATTCGTATATAAGGTTGTCATGCCGGGCATGGTTCCTTATATACGATTTGCTGTGGGTACGCTATAGTCTGTGAAATGACACAACGAATGAATGAAATGGAATGGCGAACCGTACCCGGTTTGCCGTCATGAATGTAATGTAGTGAAGGAATGAACTGTCTATGGCGTAATGGCAACATAAAGCGCATAGCCTGGACTTGCAACAGGCAAGTAATGCCCAACTATATTAATTAGTAGTAACATCCCCGAAACTCTCTGTAACCCTATGTTTAACCATATTTATTATTCTTTTACGACATACACCATACTTAAGAGCATCACTCATGTTAGTGGACTTCATGGGCAATTCAGATAACTTTCTTTTCTCACTGGTCTTCACCTTCTGTATCATCTTCCTGCCATTCTTAGCAATTACAATCTTTGCTTCTGCCATCTCGAGAGAACTTCTTAATTCTTTACATTCATAATAATCGATCTTTAGTTCAGGCAAACCCTTCTGCCTACCACCCATCACAGCACTCATCACATCATACTCATCCTGATGGGTTATATCACCCTGTCCTATACTCATAAGGTTCACGCGCCATCCTGTCGATGCACCGGCGCCATCCTTTTCAATGGCATTCTTTAACTGTGTGGCCATATCACGGCCAACAGATCTATACTGATTAGCGGCACGATCATAATACAAATCCAATACCTTATAGTTGTGAGGACCGAAGAACCTAACAAAGTCTCTACCTAGCTTATCATTCCAATCCGGCGCTAACACATACATATCCTTAAGAGCGCGCAATATCTGTCCCTGGTCTTGCAGTATAACCAGACTATGCATATTGCCGGCATCATATCCCGCCTCGAGGGGCTTACTCTTATTAAGATACTTTAAACCAAGACAAGACTGCGATATATTATCTTTAATGGCAAATTGATCGTAATAATCGTAATTATACCCATCCTTATAAAAATGATCATCCTTTAAATTAGGATAAAAACGCATGCCTCTTTCAATAGAAGGGTTACAACTAAGTATTGCTGTTTTAAATTCTTCATAAGAACTGGCAGAATCTTTTTGATCAAGAATATACTCAAATGTGAGGATATCCATATTCGCAAGTGAACTAACAACATAATAAAAGGTAGAATTCCTTCTTCTGGCCTTATTAAATCGTTCTTTCCATTTGTCAATATTATGCTGTATATTCTGTCGTACATGTATCGATTTATTATTTTGTTCAGCCACATACAGTTCCCATTCAAGATCATTAATATTCATACCAGCTTGGAATATATTCCATATTAGTTCCGGATCCATCAATTTCTGCATTTTATTCATCCAATCATATTCCCCATCGGCAGGATTAGCGACATCAGAGCAAAAAGTATTACCCCTAAAATAGGGTGAATGACCAAATCTTATAGTGCTACCACGCAAAGTGGGGTTAGATTTTTTTAATCCTGAAAAATTAAAATACTTTACTTCATCGCCGAGACGATGAATAACAGAAATACCGGCGTTCATTGATGGCCGGTCAAGGCTTTTAATAAGAAAAATACAACCGTTATAAGTTGAGATCGTATGCTTCCATTCTTTCAGTATCATGGGTTGATTTTTCAGCCATAGAGGTATTGGCTTTTCATGACATACATAATGGAATTTTTCATAGAATTTATTACGCTCCCAACCTTCGCATAGATTGGGCAATATGTTTGTCAATCCATTAACATAAGTATCGCAGATAAAAGAAAAAACGCCACCTGGTAGATCATCCACAATATCAATGGAACGTTTTGCAATAATATCCTGAGTTTTGGCCATGCCACGTCCACCATAAAGAAATAAATTCTTTGGCTTAATCATGTCAATCAAAGTTGATACCCAGTTAGAATAGCGGATATCAACTTCTTCTTCATTAATTTTGATCTTCGGCATTTTTTTCGGGCGGTGTTAAAATTTCATATTCAACTTCTTCTGACTGGTTATCACGGTGCAGGCGAATTTTATCTTCTTCGGAAATTTCTGGTAAATTATCTATCCAATTGGCGGTAATCTGCCTATCAACTCGAGCAACTTTAAATCTTTTCGGATCATTGATATAGATAACCCTTTGTTTCCGATACATTTCATCCGGAAACTCATTTTTAACATTGGCCTCTAACCTGCAAATCCTGGCTTCATGCAAGTATTCTTTGTGCATTTTCAAATCAGATAACTCCCAGGCTAATAATGCGCCCTTCATGTTTAATTCCGCAAAATAATTATTCCATGCCTGGTTGGTTACATCAGAATTACAATTGAAGAAGTTAATAGCCTCGAAATAGATCTGCTCCGCCTGTTTTCTGCTTACAAACTCACCAGGGAATGATAACATCAAGTGATTAACAACCGAGTCTTTAGATTCGTTCGCATTAATTAAAGGTCTGGCAAAATCAAGCTTTTTATAAAGTGCAACTTGATCGGCAGGTAACCCGGTGACATCGCCTGAATTCAAAAACCGTTTCAGATTATCTATATCATCAACGACAGAATCAAGAAGGATCTCTTTTTTTCTGTTTTCAATCTTTTGAAAGTATTGTTGTTTTAGCACCTGTTGATATGAGGTAGTATTGCCGGTTTTAGCAGCTGCAACCTGTTTTTTATCCGATTCAGCTTGTGTGATAATAATGCCTCGCTCATAATGATATCTGACTTTTGAATTTTTATCATGCCAGAGAGATAAAAACTCCTTAATATCCACATCCAGGTACACCGCAATTTTCTCCGGAGAATAGCTGCAGCCTGACAGTTCTTCTATGTCCTGATAATCTTTATTATCTAACTCCACAGATACACTCCTTTCGAAAATCGAATACTTTTTTGTTATTAAGAAAAATATACTGCTCAAACTTGGAATTTTCTGACCAGTTGCCGGAACCTTCCATCACGAAATGATCATCGCCACATTGCATCAGCGTGACTTTTGAATGATTCCAGGAATAACACACCTTAATGTTAGAATAAGCCAATACAAGCGATTCCATGACGTCTACGACCTTTGGCATTCTGAACTTGAGGGAGTCGCTTACCAGGATAAAAATCTCCTTTATGCATCCTTTATGATAATAGCGCATCAAAGATTCAATGATACGCTGATTGATGCTGTATGTGGAAATAATAAGGCGGTCTATAACCTTAAATTGTTTGATAATATACGGAATGAAGGTGAAGGCATTAAAACTGTTCTCGGTCCACAGAAAATAAATTTCACCCGGTTCCGGAAGCTTCATGATATTTTTAATGCTGTCAATTCTTGTTTCGTGTATGGTTATAAATTTATCAGCCACACCTGAGGCATTATCCGGTGTGGCTGAATCATCAATTTGAGTTATATCAAAATACTTACGCATTCTTAGGTGACTGGCTTTTCTTTGTTGTCCCTGAATTGGTTTTTGATTTATTTACTTTCCCGGAATTCTGCTTTAGGCCTTATCTTTTACAACTTTCTCCGGAGAGGCTTTCTTCACAGCTTTTTCTGTTTTGGAAGGATCAGCTGGAGTATTTGATGGAAGATCTGCAGGAGTACCTGAAGTAATATCTGCAGGAGTACCTGAAGTAATATCTGCTGAAGTATCTGCAATAACTTCGGTTTTTTCAGCTACAACAGGTTCTATAGGTTTTTCTTTAAACCCTAATAGCTTATTAAGAATGTCCAGTTCTTCTTCCTTAGCCTTCAAATTATCCTGTTTTTCATGAAGTTTTTCAGGCTTTTTATTGGCCTTTATTTCAGTATTTAAAGCAGAAATACGTTTTTTACAGTTTTCCCTGGCTAAGATTAAATCAGGAATAGGCATAGCCATATATTTTTCACGAAGATCAATACGTGTAAAAATGGCATGTTTTCCTAAAATCTCACCGGTTTGTTTGTAATGGTCCAGTTCATCCCAAATTAATTGATTTTCCAACACATTTTCAACAACATCTTTAGATGTCTTGAGTAAATCATCTTCATTTTCTGCCTTGAATAAATTTGCATGGGCTTCTTTGAACTTCAGATAGGTTGAATACTTATCGGCCACCAGGATCTTGAACTCATCCGGACAACTAGCCTCGTTAAGAAATGGAAATTCTTCGCGCAGCTTCATAACAGCTTTCATACCGGTAACGACTCTTGCATTTTCTTCCATTAAAGCAGCATCCGGAACATCATTCTTCACATCATCCGTCGGCTCTTCTACCACTTCAGTTTTTAAAATCAATACCGGCCGGTTAATGATCATCAAAAATTGTTTATGGTTGATTTCTGCCAACTGGGCAAGTTCATGATGTAACAGTTCGAGAAGATTTTTAGATTCAGGTTGGGTGTTCAATGTTTTTTTGAATCCCATTTTTAAACCGTGTTTCATATACAGGTCGCGTCCTGTAGAAAATTTACGATCGTAATTTAAATAATTTAAAATATCTGTTTTCATATGATTACATTAATGTTTAAGCAAAAATAAATTGATATTAAACCTAATGAAAGGACTAAAAAAGGCATACCCGTCGAGCATGCCTTTTAAAATTAAAAATTGACCTTAAATTAAGCCCTGGATTGCTCGATAAACTTCCATGTGGCCACTCCGGTCTGAAATGCTTTAAAAGTGATAATAGCGCCGGATATTGCCGTCCATGCCGTTCCATTTTTAAGAATGAAATCCCCGCCTGAAATGGTCGATGGATGAGATCCGCCGGATCCAAGCAAAGTATAAGCATTCCCATCAACTGCATTATCCATTGTTGTGATCACTACTGCAGCTGCAGTTCCATTTGTCAATTGATACTGGCCTTCACCAT